TGAAATGGAATAGCAATTGTCCAAAAGAGCAACGATGGAAAGAAGTTTATAAAAAATTTCGAAAAACTTTAGACGTGAAAGCAGAGTCTTTTGAAATAGATCCTTTGACTAGAAAGGAGTGGATAGAACATTATCTTACGGCATCTAAAAGAGCTCGAGCCAAACAAGGAAACATCCGCCGGAAGGCTTATGATTTCGAGTATTATACTCAATCGTTTTTGAAAAGTGATGAAATTTTACCTTATAAGGATGGAATGTTAAAAGGTCGTCTGATCAGAGCTATAGACCCAGCGTTGCAGGCTGAATTTGCTCCCCATACAAGTTTCGCTATGAAAGTTCTCAAGTCTTTGTCCACAGAAACTTTCACGTGCGGATTAATTCAGTTTCGGTTTGTAATTGGAACTGGAATGCTTAGTTCAGAGTTGTCTCAACATTTTACTGAGGCCCTAGCATGGGTGGAAGAACCGTTCACTCACATGCGTGCTTTTCTTTTTATAGCTGGAGATGATCTTCTCTGTATATTGAAGGATAAGCAAGGAGTTTTTTTCGCGGAAGGAGATTATTCAAAATATGATTCAACTCAAGGTGCACATGCCTTGAAGGCCCAATATCATATGATGATTAACTTAGGAATTCCAATAGAAATAATTGAAAAAATGATGAAAATTCATTCGTTGGTTCATACTCGAGTGTTTTTTCCTCAATTTGATTTTAAACAGAAATGGAAGATGCCCATCCAACGAGTAACCGGTGCAGCGGAGACTTCCTTAGGCAATAGTCTAGGAAATCTTATGGCGTCGGTTTATGCTATCATGGGTTTTTTCGCTAGTAATCGAAATCAAAGTGTTCCCAGCTTAATTGCTGAACTAGGATTTGAAATGAAATATAAAGAGTCCGACAGTATTTTAGGAATGACGTTTTTAAAAGGGTCATTTCTTAAAGATAATTGTGATCAATGGATGTGGTTGCCCTTACCAAGCCAGGTGCTTAAATTGGGGAAAATTCTCACGGATCCGTGTAAGATTTTTCCAAAGTTGAATCGCCAAGAAGCCGAGATAATGTGCGCGAGAGCTATGGCTTTGGGTTTAGGAACAGTCCCTTATAATTATCCAATTTTAGGACCGTTTATAACGAAAATGAGGACCCTTAGTTTCAGTAGTTATAACAATACACAAATCGAACACCAATGGTTTCCAGAGCATAAAATTAAAGTGGATTCCTACGCCTATTGCAATAGAAAGATGGCCTTGGAAATGTATGGTTTGAGATATGGTTTGACCGAAGAACATATCTTAGATCTAGAACATCATATTTCCTTAGTTAAAACAATTCCAATTGTGATGGGAGGGGATTGGACTCCACTCCTTTTAGATTATGCCTAAGCCGGAACATCCTCTGGTGGTCTCAGGTTAAGACCACCAACCTCACCCCTGGCAAGGACTCGAGAGGATTTAATGGATTCCCAAAAGAATACAATATTTACCGCAAAAGCGAAGAGTGGAAATGGGTTGCTTAACCACTATAAAAAACTAAACACCCTCGATGACGAACAGATAGCTTATGTTAAAGCTCGGACTGACCCTTACCACGATATTCCTATCCATAATTTGACTGGAATCCCTGATGGTGTCCCTGGGAAAGTCTTGGTTTATGATATAACGCGATTCAAAACTTATACTCAGGCTGACTTTGGTGGTCTAGTGCCTGCCGAAAATTGGAATTTGGCTGTAATGACTTTTCCTGTTGTGGACTTGATCCCTATGAAAGCATACAACATGAGAAACAATGCCTTAACCGATTTAGGAGTCGCTAGTTACGCTGGAATTAGTCCTTCAGTGGTTTTTGCTTCTTGTCCTAGTAATCCTGATTTCATCAATGGAGCCAATCGATGCGATGCTGCTACCATGGCCTTACCACCTGGAGCCACCTCCGGGGGATGTAAGATCATAGGAATGGCCATTGAAGTTTTCGATACTACAGCCGAGTTGTATAAACAGGGAAGTTTTGTTGGAAACATAATCAACCTTAATGGATTGAACCAAGCTACGTTTAATTATTTTCCAGACGGAGAAACATTATCTAATCATGCAACAGGAACGTTCTATAGCATTCCTCACTTTCCGAAGACACAAGCTGATCTTATGCTGATGCCGGATTGTGTGACCCATGAAGCTAAAGATGGATGTTATGCTGTCGTGAGACTGATAGACCGACCAGACATAGCCGCGCCTCAACCAGCTGGATTGTTATTATGTACCCCAGGTTTAGAGTGTGATTCCGATGTACGAACTGCGTTAGGAACTCCCTTTACTGAACTCCCAACTCCTGTTTTTTCACCTTGGCAAATTTCAGGTAGCCATTTATATGCCCCAATGCACCAGACAGTGCTAATGTTTAATGGGTTGCACCCTTCAGCGTCATTGACTGTCAGGACTAAATATTTTTATCAGATTTATCCTGACATATATGATGCGGAAACTGTGTCGCTTTCTAAGCCACCCCCCTCTATGAATTTGAAAGTTATTCAACTTGCGCAGGCGATTCTTCATGAATTGCCACCTTGTGTCAAATTCTCAGAAAATGAAACTGGAGAGTGGTTTAGTAGAGTCTTGAGCACTATTATGGATATTGCGCCTACGATCTTAGGGGCGATTCCTCATCCTATAGCTCAAGCTGCGGCCGTTGGAGCCAATGCTGTTAAACATTTGACCCAGAAAAATGTGACACCTGATGAAAAAGAAAACAGAATAAAGAAACTAGAAGAAGAATTGCGAGAACTACGAAGAAG